AAAATCTTCACGCATGTTTTACTTTCCTCCTTGATGTTGTGTTGCTTTGATGTAAGGCCGGGTGTGCTAGCACCCGGCCGTTTTTGTTTTTATCGCTTTCGAATATGGCCACGGCGTTACACAAAAACACTCCACATGGATACTCGATATCAATTACCCGCATGTCATCTTGGGCTTTTACCTTCACTATTTTCCCAATAATCCGAGTCAGGACAGGGTGAAAATACGTTTTGTTGAGGTAACAAACGCCAGACTTCAACACACGCCGGCTATCTCCTAGGCCATCGACACAGGATATTGGCTTTCTGTGAGAGTTTTCGTATTCTTTGAGGCTCTTTCTCTTTTCCCGAATAACCTTTTTGATTCTTTCAAGAAATATATTGTCTTCTACATATTGTTCCCTCGCCCCATTTTCGCAGTAAGGACACGGGATGGTAGTGTCGAACAAAAAGCCTGTATCTTCGCACGGTCGACATGTATGCATTTTGAAATTCTCCCTTCCAAAAAGTTTAAATTCCCCTTTAAGCCTGCGCCACGGCCTTCTCATCCATCCCCACCTTCACCCTCAGATCCCCCTCCAGCGCCATATACGTCCGCCCGGAAGCCGTTCCGTAATATTCGGTAAGGAAGTCATATTCGCTCTTGGTCAATTTCCTCTTGGTCGCCTTGGTCTGCGAGCGAATCAGGTCGTACTGATCGGCATCGGAGCGCAACAGCACGATTTTTTCCTGTTTCACCGGTTTGACCTTGGCGAGTTCCTCCGCCCCCAGATCAAGGATCAGATCGTCAAGCGTCGCCTTCTCCCGGCTGATTAAATCCATGGCCCTGGCGGCATTGGCCGCTTCATCCAAAGCCGGGGTGGTATAGCTTTCCTTCTTCACCGGCAGCTCAATAATATTGGCAATCTTCGCCTCACGGTGAGCCAGGATCTCCTCATGGATCATGCCCAGCGCCTGCTCTTTGGCGATCTTCTTCAGCTCCCGCTGCCCATCCTTCATGAGCGCCTTCTGGTTATGCCGCATCTTTGCCGCCGTTTCCGCCCGGTCGATGCCGGTGCGCAGCGGATCTTGCGCAACACAGATGAAGGCCCCGGTCTCGGCGTTAAACAGGTAAATGGTGCCAAGATCCAGGCTGTCGATCTTCACCCGGACGGTGGTTCCGACATCCGGCAAGGCGTCGCTGATATAGGTGATACTGTCAATGGAAACGCCGGTCTTAGCGACAGTGCGCACGCCGCCGCTTGGTGCCTCGGCCAGCAGGATATCAAGGGCTCGCTCGTTACCGACTCCGCGCACCGTGTCTTTCCAGGCCCTGGCGATTTCGGCCGGGGTCCGGTCATTCAGGCTGCGGTGCTTGTTCTGGTGATAGACGGCCGCGACCCAGCGATCGCAATAGCTTTGCAGTTCTTCGGCGGTCATATTGATTTCGATCATGTTGCCGCGCCCCATGATCCTGGAGGCAAAGCTGTTGCGCGCCTCGATGTCCTTGCGATCGGCTACCGAATGGCCGATATAGCCCGGCATGGTCTCCTGGAAGGAATGGGCAAAGGTCTTAAAAGCCCGCTCGATATGCGGCTTTGCCTCGGGTGTGAAGGGCGGGCAAAGCTTTTGCTCGATTCGCAGGGCTTCAAAAACCTGCACCATATGGCGGCTGACATAATCCGACCCGTTATCGGTTTTGGCGATCTCCGGCTTGCCCCAGTCGAGCAGCGCCCGGCGGGTGAGGGCGGCAACGGCGGTCGACCGGGACGATTTCGATACATGCAGTTTCAGCCGTCGGCTATACACGTCGATAACGCCGATCAGGCAGTAACGGCCATCGACCAGGATGATATCGGCGGGCGTTGAGTCGAATTCCCACACCTGATTGAGGCGGGCAACCTGCTCTGAGGCGTCGCCCAGGGCGAACTGTTTTTTATTCCGCCACTTGTCCGGATTGGTGACCATAAGTAACAGGCTTTCGTTTTCTGCCTTCCAGCTATTGACGAAGCGGCGCACCGCGCTCATTCCCGGCAGGTCGATAAAGCGGGCTTCAAGCGCCATTTGCATGGTGGTAAATTTGGTGTGCGGCTGTTTGTGGATCAGGCCGACAAGGAACTCTTTATGCTGCTCGGTCAGGATGCTCGACCCCTTCTTCGGGTTATGATAAGCCGGGGCAAGGCCGGGCATACCGGCCTCTTTAAAGCTCGATTGCCACCGGCTAAGAGACGACCAGGAGACCGCCTCCACATGTTTCTTGATATGCTCTTCTATGCGGATCTCACCGCTGTTATACAGTCGGCAGAACTGCAGGGTCCCGGCCTTGACGTTGGTCGAGCCGGAGGCCGCGAGATAGCTGTCTTTCGCCCGCAGCACATCCCACCGGGCGTAGGCTATGGCCTGTTTTTCTTTGGCAAGTTGATTGAAAACGGCAAGCTGTGCCTCGGCGGCGATGCGTTCCCGCTCTTCCCGCTCGGCTCTCAGTTGCGCCAGGTCGCTGCCGGCAGCGGCCCCGGCAAGCGCCGCCGGGGTGCCATCGACCAGGGGAGAAATGGACTTATGCCGGGCCATGACCACGCGCACGTCATCCGGCAGATACTTGACCAGATAAAACTTGCCGACGCCGCCATTGACCGGCTTCATAACGCTCTTCCACCCCTCTTTATCGGCCCGCCGACGGACTGACCGTTCGGTAATACTGAGGGCCTCGGCTATCTCCCCGGCGCTTGCGGATCTCATGCTCTCAGCCCCTCAGATGCAGATGGTTTTCCAGCAATTGCCCGAATGAATCGTGCAGCATCTTCGGCGTTTTGCATTCCATCAGGACATTCCAGCTGTCGCTGCTATGCCATTCCTCGATCAGCTTGTTCTTGGTATCCATGCGGAAGATGCGGAACCCGGCCTTTTTCAGTTTTTCCCGCTCGGAAAGCTCCATGATGCAACCATATTCGCCCAGCGTTCCGGGGACGGCCTCGGCCACCAGGTCGATCAAGCCCTGCAGGATACGGTAAACGGTTTTGCGCGAGGTAAAGCGCCAGTTGGCGTTGCGCTCTTCGTTCAGTTGGTCGAAAAAGCGGTCAAAGGCCTCGGAAAATGCCTCGGACTGGAAGTCGGTACGGTTTTCATGGATTTCTTTTTTTGATTTTTCGATGCCTTCGACCAGGGCCTTGCCTTTAAAGGAAAGGACGGCTTTCTTGACGGATTTGGCGGTTATCTTTGATCCTGTATTGCGGGTCAGGTTGACAAGACGTTGCCATACTTCCGCTTGTTCTTCTGGAGGAAGTTTTGACAATTCCCTGGCTTGCGAGTCATTAACGGGAAGTGGCAGATCTTCATCGTCGGCACTTTGTAAAAAATTTTTTACATTTGCAACAACACGAGCAGAATCAATAAGTTGATAAGCCCTTACTCTATTTACCTCCCAAATTATTTGGCAATACTCCTCAAAAGTTTTGCCTTTAACTCGGTATAATCCAGCATCTCTAATCTCAGCCAGTGCGTTTCCAACAGCGACAAATCCCTTGAAATTTTGTTCGATGACATCCTCAAGTTCGGTAAGTCTTTGTTCTTCGGCAGGGGTTAAATCATCAACGGCATTATATACTTGCGGCAACGTTGTCATCTCAACTCTCCTTGCCTGACTCACGATCCTCTGATTGCTGGGCCCGCAGCTGCTCAATGCGCTCCAGATACCAAGCCGCCTCAAGGACAGTTGCCCGCTGTTGCTCCCGGATCATTGCCGCCGTCTCTTCCCTGGTCATCGCCTTCTTCATCATCGCTTAACCTCCATATCTTCTAAATATTTTAATCGTTTGCGCTTTTCGGCCCGAGCCTTGCGCTCTTCTTCATCATATTTTTGGATCTCCGCCCGCAGCGCTTCCGGCCCCGGCATGGCGAACATGCCGCCACATTCTGCCAGCAGCCGGATAGGCTCCATGCCGCCGGTCGCCTTACAGAAGGCGGGAAGATATTCAGCGGGGATGCGGTGCCGGTCTTTCGACTCGGCCGTCCATGTGTCAATGGTGGTTTTGGTAACTTCGCTGCCCAGCAGGTGACTCATCTCCCCGGCGATCTGATGTCGCGACAAGGAGCAATTCTTGATAGCCTTAATCAGGGCCTGGCGGATATCATCGGCAATATCCATCTCGCCTTCCGGTGTCGGCTCCTGAGCGCAATCTTCCTGAATGCGCTGCAGGACGCTAAAAAGGCTCATTTGCCTTGTATCTAGTTTTTTTATGCGTTTAGACATTGCCGGACGAATTACTTTTGGGGTACATTGTTATTTGAAAGCCACTGCTTACGGAGGTCATTTTTGACCTGTGTGGCCTTTATTTCGATCTCCATCCGGATCAACCGGGGAAGCATAGTGTGTGATTCCAGGCCCCAGGCCTGGTCACGGGTCAAACCGAGCAGCTTGGCAACAGCCTCCTCGATCTCCCGATGCGACCTGATCGCCCTGGTCCCATCGGCTCGCCGATAGGTGGACCCTTTAATGGTCTTCTGGGTGGAGTGGTAGCCAAAGCCTATAAGAGAGGCTACATCCCAGGCGGACAGACCTCGCAGCTTGATAAGTTTTTGCAAGTTATTCATGGTGTTATTGGCCTTTTTTTGGGCTTGGCAAGTTTCTAAATTCTTGCCTTTTTAAACCGGCGGTTGCTTGGCGATCTAAATAATTACCGCATATAGACATATATAAAACGCAAACGCGATAATAGTCAATAAAAATAACGCGAATGGAACATTTAATTTCCAGATTACGACAGGTTATCCAAGATGAAACTACTGGGAATATTTCCAACTTCGCGAAATTACTAGGTGTTCCATATAGCACCATTCAGGGATATCTAAACGGCAGAATGCCTCATTCAGAATATTTATTGTGCGTTCGCGATAAACTTGGAGTCTCAATAGATTGGCTATTAACGGGAGAAGGGCAGAAGTACATCTCAAAACAGGACCAATCTCAGGCAGAGCTCGATACTGATCCGGAGATAGCATCAATGCTGACATTGGCGAAGAAAGTTCTTACGAGCGGCAATCCAATTGCCTATGATGCGCTGGAACGAAATATAAAATACTTTGCCCATGCCGTTGACGCTGAAATCGAGCTTCAGCAATTGAAGGATGATGTCAAAAATATCAAAGACGAATTCCAAAAACTGAAACGCGAAAACTTGCGTCTCGATACGGAAGCAGAGGTACAATTATCAGAGAGGAAAGTGGCGTGATTTTCGCAGTTTTCTTATAGCATATTAGGATAAAAAAACTCACACATAATTAACGTAAACCGCGTCCGACCTTTGCTTTTTATAAAACACCGGCAAAATAGGCATAACATGCCGATCTTAAATATAATACAAAACAAAATTCCTTAAAATCAGCATGTCCGACCTTGGGTCCGACCTTTGCCCCAAAAGGTCGGACCCAAATTTCACCCTATATATAATAGGAGGCCATCATGGCAGACATCGTGATCAAGACCATCCAGGCAACAGACGACATCGCCGTCATCCTCTACGAGCAAGCCGCCCACCGTGGTTACTACCACATCTCAATCAAACACACCCCCACCCGCACCGACATGCCCGGCGAAATCATGCTCTCCCCAGGCGACACCCCGGCCCTGGTCGCAGCCCTCACCGAAGCCGCCCTCAAACTCACCCTCTTCACCGGCATGAATGGTGGCAAGAGTGGAGAAGGTCAATAGATCATGGTAATTCAACGATCGGACAGCATTGTTTTTAATAAAAAAATAAAAGGATATATAGGAAGCTACCGTTTGTCTGACTGGTGGCTTACAATTTTATCAGAGGAGGAGCGAGTATTAATAGTTAACCTATACAAACCACTTGGTTTTCCACCTTCAACACTCACCGAATATGACATCACCAAACCAAACCAAAGCGTTACAATGTTTTTAATAAATTTGTCTGGTTGGTTAAGTGTAAAAAAACATAGAAAATTAATAGAAAAAATATTGGATAAAGCCCAAGAAGAAACTATCAAGACAAATGACATCTATGAACTACACTGTCTTTACGGCTGTTTGATTAACTTTTACTATAAAGACCGAGCAAATCCTGAAAGCTTTGAGCAGGCAGTTCTTGCTTGCAGAAAACAGATAGCTATATCGACAGAAGTAGTAAAACAGCACAAAGAGAGATATAGATCATGGCCTCTTGGCACGCACAACGGCTATGAGCAACTGGCCATAATACTCGAAAAACAAAAGGATTATTCTGGGGCTATAGCCATATGCTATAAAGCGATTGAAGATGGGTGGGCTGGCGATTGGGAAAAGCGGATCTCCCGTTGCAAAATAAAGGAGGAAAAAAAATAATTTCTTCTTAGATTAGGTCCCAAACCTTGCGATAAAAAACGCCAGATTAAAGCCAGTTTGAAGAATATGGTCCCATTAGCCATTCTATTGAAATTTCGTTAAACTTTCTCGTAAAATATTCAACAATTTTATAACCATAATTAACTAATCCAAAACCATTTTACTTTCCTTCCCAATGTTTCTCTTGGTTTCATACCTCCCACCCCCCTACAGCAGGGTTATACCGTTGCCGGTTTTTTCAACATGACACCCCATCCTTCCCAGGAG